CTATGGCGCTTTGCGTAAACGGCTTGGTCAATGCCGGTTTGAGTTTGACGTAGCAACACCAGCGCAGGCGATTAAGGCGCTTTGCGTTAACTTTCCAGGGTTAGATAAGTGGTTGATTGATAGTGAACAGGACGGTGTTGGCTATCGGGTGGCAGTGAGCAAAGAAAAAGCTACTGAGGAGAACGTTGCTCCTTTGTTGATGCCCTTTAGCGACAAAGAAGTTTTTAGCATCACGCCTGTGGTTGCTGGTGCGGGGCGAGGAACAGGAACAATTCTTGCGGGGATAGCTTTGATTTCTGTCGCAGTGCTGTCTTCCGGCGCAGGACTGTTCGCGAATGGTGCGATTGGATTTGGAACAACGGCTACTACGGCGACAGGAGCTGCTGCAGTTCCTACTTTGGGCGCATCTCTTGCAGCTGCTGCAGGCAACATTGGTATCGGTCTTGTGTTGACCGGGATTGCTCAATCAATTTCACCTCAACCTGAACTCAACAGCACGCTCGACGAGTCAGTGCAACTGGAGTCGTTTACTTTTTCCAACGTCGTCAATACCAGTCGTCAGGGGATGCCCTGCCCAATAGCCTATGGGCGGCTGTTCGTTGGATCGGCAGTGCTGTCCAGCGGTCTTGACGTTGATCAGGTGCAGGTATGACTCAGACCAAATACGTTGTTGGCGCTGGTGGCGGTGGCGGCAAAGGCGGTGGCGGTAGGAGTACACCAACCGAACAGGACGACACGCTCCAGTCAACACAGTTTGCCAATGTCCTTGACCTGATCAGCGAAGGCGAGATTGGCGGGCTTGAGGATGGCAATAAGAGCATTTTTTTAGACGACACGCCTGTTCAGGCAGCTGACGGTACCAATAACTTTGAGGGTTTTACTGTTGTCACCCGCGTTGGAACGCAAGGCCAGACACACCTTGCTGGACCATTCAACACAACAGAACGAGAAACAGCAGTTGGCGTTGAGGTCACAAACGGCACTTCAGTCACTCGCAGCATCACGGATACAGATGTTGATCGTTTGCGTGTCACGTTGACGATTCCATCACTTCAAGTGCTGGAAGACGATGGTGATGTTGTTGGTAACAGCGTACAGATCAAGATTCAGATCCAGTACAACAACGGCGGATACAACGACGTTATTACTGACACGATTAGCGGTAAAAGCAGCAACCGTTATCAGCGAGATTATCTAGTCAACCTGACTGGCAGCTTTCCTGTTGATGTGCGGATGGTGCGTGTCAGCGCCGATGAGACAAGCCAAAAACGGGCTAGCAGCACAATCTTTCAAAGCTTCACCGAGATTATCGACGATAAGTTCCGCTATCCCAACTCAGCATTGGTTGGTCTGCGGTTCGACTCACGTCAGTTCAGCAACATCCCAACTCGTAAATATCTGATTCGTGGAATCAAGGTCAAGATCCCGAGTAACGCGACGGTAGACACAACAACGCATCTGGGGCGGATCACTTATTCCGGCATTTGGGACGGCACGTTCCAAGCTGCAACATGGACCAATGATCCGGCTTGGTGCTTATACGATTTGCTGATTAGTGAGCGTTACGGCGCAGGCGTTCCAGAGTCATCGCTTGATAAGTACGATTTCTTCGCGATTAGCCAGTATTGCAACGCTTTAGTCAGCGATGGAGCGGGCAACCAAGAGCCGCGCTTCAGCCTAAACATGCTGATTAACAGCAGGGATGAGGTTTACAACGTCATCCAGCAGATGACTGCCATTTTCCGTGGCATTGCGTATTACGGCGCTGGCACGTTGCAACTGCTGCAGGACAAGCCGTCTGATCCTCAATACCTGCTCAGCCCTAGCAATGTTGTTGACGGTATTTTTCAGTATCAAGGCACGTCCCAGAAAGCACGCCACACCGTTGCTGTTGTGGCTTGGCAGTCATACGACACCCGTGGTGATGTCGAATATGAATACGTTGAAGACCATGATGCGGTCGCCAAGTACGGCATCATCAAAAAGGACATCAAGGCCATTGGTTGTTACAGCCAAGGTCAAGCGCATCGGATCGGCAAGTGGACGCTGCTGTCAGAGCAGAATCTGACTGAAACGATCCAGTTCAGCGTTGCGATTGAAAGCGGAATTATCTTGCGACCTGGCATGGTCATTGATGTTGCTGATCCTGTCAAAGCTGGAGCGCGTCGTTCAGGTCGAGTCAAGTCTGCAACGACAACGCAGATCACAACAGATAGCAGCAACGGCCTGACCACCTCACTGGCTGCTGCGAACAACCCGAAGTTGTCAGTGATGTTGTCCACTGGCTTGGTTGAGCAGAAAGACGTACCAGTTGGTGGCATCACGTTGCTTGCGGATGGAACGGCAGAGATTGACGTTGCCAGTGCATTTAGCGAAGCGCCTGCGGCTGGAACGGTGTTTCTGTTCCAGAACGACGAGGTTCAGTCTCAGCAGTTCCGCGTTGTATCTGTTGCTGAGGCAGAGGAAGGCATCTATGGCGTCAGTGCCGTTGCATATAACAGCACGATTTATGACGCGGTTGAAGCTGATGTTGAGCTGACCAACCGGGACATCAGCAACTTGTCGTTGATTCCCAATCCGGTCGATAGCGTCACCACTGAGGAGTTTCTGTACGAAGAAGCCAGCGGTGTGTTTGTTGGTGCGTCGGTTAGCTGGAACCATGATCGCGTCAACGTCAGTGAGTTCCGCGTCCAGTACCGGATTGATAATGACAACTGGCAGGCCGTTGATACATCCTCGCCGTCAGTCACACTGCGAAACCTGCGAGCTGGTCGGCTGTATGTGCAGATTCAGGCCAAAAACTATCTGAACAAAGGTAGTCAGATCACGAGTGCTGATTTTGAGCTGCAGGGCAAAACTGCTGCACCAGCTGCAGTAACCAACTTCAGCATGATTCCGGTCAACGGTCAGGCACGTCTGACCTGGACGCAATCCACTGACTTGGATGTTCGTGTTGGCGGTTATGTCCGGTTGCGTCATTCGCCTGATCTAAGCGGCGTTACTTGGCCGACTTCAACCAGCATTTCTGAGCAGATCTCAGGCTCTGCAACTGAAGCGTATGCCGACTTGAAGGCTGGAACGTACAGCGCCAAATTTGTTGACTCTGGTGGCCGCGAAAGTCTGACCGCTGCGCTTATCGAATTTACGAAGGCAGATCTTCAAAGCGTTGAGGTCGTTGGTGCGCTGGGCTCTACAGAGGATCCATCGTTCACTGGCACTAAAACCAACCTGACGGTAGACACCACAAACAATGAGTTAGAGCTGGCAACCACCGGCAACGAGCTTCAGCCTCTTGGTGACTTTGACCTTGAAGATGGCGGTGGTTTGCTGCTTGAGGACGACAGCAACTTCACGCTGCAGGGCGATGACGAGCTGCATCAATCTGGAACGTATGTCTTCAACAACGGCAGCACGTTTACGTTGAGCGATGTCTTTAGCCTCAGGCTGGACAGCACGTTGCGGGCGCGTAGCTTCTTCCCGTATGGAGAGCGCATCGACGATGAGCCTGACTTTGACCTGATTACTGAGTTTGACGGCACCGCACCAAACACCTGTGATGTTGAGCTATATATCCGCACCACACAGGATGACCCTGCGGGTTCTCCTACGTTTACAAGTTGGCGTCGGTTCAACAACGCTGAGTTCAAAGCGCGTGGCTACCAGGTCAAAGCAGAGTTCAGCACTGGCGGCCCGCAGGAGCAGATTGCTGTTGACCAGCTGCGGGTTGAAGCGCAAATGCCAAGGCGCACGATTACTGGATCGGTGACTACAAATGACGAGGCAGTAAGCGACACGGACGTTTCCGTGACTTTCGGGGCTGGTAACAAGTTCTATGTGACGCCTTCTATCGGTATCGTCTTCACGACTCAAGCATCAGGCGATTACTACGTCATCAGCAACCCGACGGCTACCGGATTTGATGTGTCGGTCTACAATTCAAGTGACGACCGGATCTCCAGAGCGGTGAACTGGACGGCAACTGGCTACGGAATCGGCTGATGTCCTTTGTAAACGAGACAAAATCCACTCCGATCCAGAATGACACTGGAGCGAATGTCCGGGCGGACATCAACTCCAACATGGCTGCGATCTACAGCCTGAATGCGAGTTCGTCTGAGC